GGTTTGCAAAAAGCATCAAAGACACATGCAAGACAAGCTAAAATAGTTAAAAAACATATTCAAAGAATGGGTAAAAATGGCAAGAAGAGATAAGATGCCAGCAAGAAACAAGAAGAACTTCAGGCCTACAAAGGCCGGAGCAGGCATGACACGAGCCGGTGTCGCTGCCTATAGAAGAGCAAATCCCGGTTCAAAACTACAAACAGCGGTCACAGGCAAGGTCAAACCTGGATCAAAAGCTGCGAAGAGACGTAAGTCCTTTTGTGCGAGAAGCGCCGGCCAAATGAAAAAATTTCCGAAAGCAGCAAGAGATCCTAATTCTAGACTACGCCAGGCTAGAAAAAGGTGGAAATGCTAACATTTGAAGATCTAGTAAAAAAAATCAGAAAAGAATTGAGAGACAACTACCAGGCGGTAGGTGACTCAATGATTGCAGGAAATGCAAAAGATTACGAACAATATAAATATCTGTTAGGTCAAGCACATGCTTATCAATCTATGGATCAAGCATTAACAGATATACTTAACGAAAACGAAAAAAAGGAGAAACAAGATGAGCGAAAAGCTGATAACATCATCGAATTCGGAAGAAGTTCCGAAGACTAAATTAGCGTTAGAAGAAAAATATAATAAGCTAGATGAAGATAAAGACGCGGCTTATGAGAGATTAAAAACTAAAGAAGAAGATAAACTTCCTAAACCTACAGGTTGGAGAATGATCGTATTACCATTCAAGATGCCTGAGAAATCAAAAGGTGGTTTATACTTTGGACAAGAAACTTTAGAGAGACAACAAGTGGGAGCAACGTGCGGACTCGTTCTTGCACAAGGACCACATTGTTATGATAAAGAAAAATTTCCTGAAGGACCATGGTGCAAAACAGGTGACTGGGTGATCTTTGCACGTTACGCAGGTTCTAGGATACAAATCGATGGAGGCGAGGTAAGAATATTAAATGATGATGAAGTGCTCGCAACGATCGCAAACCCAGAAGATATACTTCATCAATATTAACATAGGAGGAAACTATGCAAGTAGAAGAAAACAAGACGGTTGACATTGATACTTCGGGACCTGATACTGAGGTTGAATTAAAAGAAGATCAAACAACTGATATTGCTCCAGTTGAAGAAACTGAAGCGCCCGTAGTTGCTGAGACTCAAGAAGCCAGCAGCGAGCCGCAAGAGGCTATGAAGAAAGAAGAAAAGAAAGAAGAATTAGAAGATTATAGTAGAGACGTTCAAAGAAGAATAGCGAAGCTTACTAAAAAATGGAGAGAAGCGGAAAGACAAAGAGACGAGGCTTTGTCATTTGCAAAAATCCAAAAAGAAAAAGCTGAAGAGTTAAATCAAAAATATTCATCTTTGGAAACAACATCTGTAAAAGATAGGCAAGAGAAAATTAACTCATTACTTGATGCACAAAAAGCAAAACTAGCTCAAGCTAGGGAAGCAGGTGACACCAATGCTGAGGTAGAAATCTCAAAGCAAATCGCACAGTTAGGATATGAAGAAGCAAGAATCCAGGAGCTGACAAAAGCTGCAGAAATGCAACCAAAGAAAGCTGAGGAGACTGCAGAAATACCTACTTCAAGACCAGAACCAGAGGTTAGAGTTGACCCTAAAGCGGAAGCTTGGGCAGCGAAAAACACATGGTTTGGTAAAGATAAAGCAATGACTTATACTGCTTTTGACTTACACAAAACACTGGTTGACGAAGAAGGATATGATCCTAAATCAGATGAATACTATACTGAGGTGGATAAAAGAATAAGACTTGAATTCCCTCATAAATTTGATAAACCAGAGTCAACGGAATCGACCAAACCTGTGCAGACAGTAGCGTCAGCGACGCGAAGCACAAAAACAGGTCGCAAAACTGTGAGACTCACGCCGTCTCAAGTTGCAATCGCTAAAAAATTAGGTGTGCCACTTGAAGAGTATGCGAAACAATTAAAACTCACGAAGGAGGTATAGGCATATGAGCGAAGAAAACAAAAGAACCCCTCGTGCGAGCCAAACTAGGGAAAAAGAATCCAAACCCAAAGTATGGACTCCACCGTCTGCTTTAGACGCACCCCCTGCGCCAAATGGATTTAGGCACAGATGGGTAAGAGCTGAAAGTCTTGGATTTCAGGACACGAAAAATGTCTCAGGAAGACTAAGACAAGGATACGAACTCGTAAGAGCTGATGAATATCCAGATAGCGATTATCCAATTGTCGAAGATGGAAAGTACGCAGGAGTGATCGGAGTAGGTGGCCTTGTGCTGACAAGGGTACCGGAAGAGGTCGCAAAACAAAGACAAGCTTATTATGCGAAACAATCGCAAGAGCAAGTCGAAGCTTTAGACAACGACCTTATGAAGGAACAGCATAGTAGTATGCCAATCAATATTGATAGGCAGACTCGTGTAACTTTCGGTGGATCAAAGAAAAATTAATTTTTTAGCGATTCCCTGGATAAACTTTAATAAGGAGAAAACTATATGGCAAACAAAGACGCACCTTTTGGTTTAAAACCAATCGGAAAAGTCGGTCAAAATAGAGATAACCAAGGTTTATCCGAGTACGATATTGCAGCTTCTGCAACAGCGATCTACTTCCAAGATCCAGTTAAAATGTTAAACACTGGAACAATTGGAGTGGCTGCAGCAGGTGATGCTTTACTCGGCGCAATCACAGGTGTCTTTTTTACCGACGCATCAACAAGCAAGCCTACCTTTGCTAATCACTTAGACGCATCTAATGCGGCTACTGATATCAAAGGATTCGTTACGGATGATCCGTACGAAAGGTTTGAAATACAAACTAATAATAGTGGAGCTTCTGCAACAACTGATATCTTCAATGTGGCTGATATCGTGTATGCTGCAGGTTCATCACCAGATTACGTATCTCAAGTAGAGTTAAACGACTCAACTTTAGCTGCGGGATCTTCTGCAACATTGCAGATTCTTGGTCTTTCAAAAGATCCAGACAACAGTGATGTAGGTTCTGCGAATGTTAACTGGGTCGTTAGAATTAACGAGCATCAGTTAGACATGAACGTAAACGGCGTATAATAGGAGGATACAACTATGGCCATTTCTAGAGGACAACTAGTCAAAGAACTAGAGCCAGGTTTGAATGCCCTATTCGGCCTGGAGTATAAACAGTATGAAAATCAACATGCTGAGATATACGTAACCGAAACTTCAGACAGAGCGTTTGAAGAAGAAGTTATGTTATCAGGATTTGCATCAGCGCAAGTTAAAGCTGAGGGATCTGGTGTAGCTTTTGACAATGCTCAAGAGACTTTCACTGCAAGATACACTCACGAGACAATCGCTCTTGCATTCTCGATAACTGAAGAAGCTATTGAAGATAACTTGTATGACAGACTCGCGTCTAGATATACAAAAGCGTTAGCACGTTCAATGGCACAAACAAAACAAGTTAAAGCGGTTAACCCACTAAACAACGGATTGCCAAGTGTTGCTACAAACAACTTCCAATCTGGCGATGGTGTGAATTTATTCAGCACGTCTCACCCGACAATTGCTGGTACATTCTCTAACACTTTAGCTACTCAAGCTGACTTAAACGAAACTTCATTAGAGCAGTCGTTAATTGATATTGCGGCTCTTACTGATGAAAGAGGTTTAAAAATTGCTGCTAGAGGCGTGAAAATGATCGTTCCAAGTGAAAACCAATTCACTGCGGAGAGATTAATGAAGTCTCAAGGTAGAACAGCTACAGCTGATAATGATATCAATGCAATCGTATCTATGGGTATGGTTCCGCAAGGATACAGAGTGAACAATTTCTTAACTGATACTGATTCATTCTACATTATCACTGACGTGCCAAATGGTATGAAGATGTTTGACAGAGCACCTATTAAGACTGCTATGGAAGGCGACTTTGATACTGGTAACGTAAGATACAAAGCTAGAGAAAGATACTCTTTTGGAGTTTCTGATCCTAGAGGTATCTTCGGTGTTGAAGGTGCATAATCTTTAACGATTTTTGGGGCCAGACACAATCTGGCCCCAATTAAAAACTAGAAAGGAAAAATGACCTCAAAATATAAAATCAAAATATTTACCAAAAATTACCAAACAGAATTTATTTTAGAGACTGATAGTTCGATGATTACGATGCTACAAGTTCATAAAGAAATAATTGACTTTCTAGGAAAAAACACTATAAAATGGGAGCCGAACAAACTACGATTTAATGGTCGTAGTGAATTCTATATAACCTATGAGGAGGTTAATGATGGCTCAAGACAATATGGTGTTGTTCGCGAGGAAGATCCACTTCGAGTCTAGATGGAACGAATTGTATCTTAAAAATGGCGGCATGGTTACACCTGAAATGTCAGCTCTAGGGGATCAAATCAAAAAAGTCGTTAGACAGATTTTGAAAAACCAAGAGCAACCAAAGAGAAATCCACAAGATCTAGAGTATCACAGCTACGCTAGTTAACTAGGATTTTATCTTTTTAAAAAGTGGAAACACTTGCTAAGGAAAGCTTTCTGCTATATAAAAATCTTACTATACATTATTAAATTAACATGGACGCGTATAGTCGACGGCCTAGAGACCATGTTGATTAAACTAGGAGGATAATAATATGGCACAAACTACATTTTCAGGACCGGTAAAATCTTTAAGAGGATTCGTTACTGCGGGACCTGACGCGGTTGTAAACATCACAGCGGAAACTACTTTAACTTTTGCTGCTCACGCAGGTAAAGTGATTAAAGTAAATGATGCAGATGGTGCAATCACACTTCCAACAATTAAAGCAGATAGCAAAGGCGGATCAGCTGGATCTGATGATCCTAACGCAAACAATCAATTAGGTGCAGTTTACAAATTTTTTGTAGGCACAGATTGTACAGATTGCGATATCAAAACTGATGGAACTGACAAATTTGTCGGTCACGCAACTGTTGTTAACGTAGCAGATGGAACTAATAGTTCATTTGCTCCAGCAGCATCAAACGATGTTATCAGCATGAATGGCGGAACTACAGGTGGAGACAAAGGTAGCACAATTACAATTACTGCACTTGAAGATAACGTTTATTTAGTAGAAGCTGTGTTGATCGGTACAGGTACTGAAGCAACACCTTTTGCAGATAGTTAATAATTAGGGTGCTCCTTCGGGAGCACCATTAAAAGGAGACGAACATGGCATATATGGGTGATGTAAAGGCGAAAACCTTTCAACCACAATCTGCAAGCACAACTAAAATTGCAGCAGCTCAAACTTTAGGTGGCGCTGGAAATATGACCTTAACTGGAAGTTCGGTAAACGATGGCTCTAATATGGCCAGCACAGTTACTTTAACTTCTACTGGAAATATTTCTGGAGTGACTTTTACAGTTACAGGGACGGATGCAAGTGGTTCAGCTGCTACAGAAGACATTACAGGACCAAACAATAATACGGTAACTGGATCAACAGCTTTTTTAACTGTAACTCAAATTGCAGCTGATGGAGCGGTAGCAACAAATACCTCTGCAGGATTTACTGCTACTACAACAGGTCAAGGAATTGTTTTTGCAGGAGCTACGAGAATTAGAGGAGTGCTCGGTGCAAACGTGGCAGTCGCTGGATTACTAGAGTTTAAAGATGGATCACAATCAGGAGATGTTTTGTTATCGATCGTTACAACAAGCGGAACTGACAATATTAATACAACTGTTCCACAGGATGGTATTCTTTTTAGAAGCGGTGCTTTTCTTGACATGCAAGCAACTCAAGTTGTAGATGGTTTGACTGTATTTTTTGACGGGTAGGAGGTCTAAGTGGCAAACACAACTTCCGGCACACATGTATTTGATAAGAATTTTTCTATTGATGAAATCATAGAAGAAGGTTACGAAAGAATTGGTATGTCAGGAGTATCTGGCTACCAGTTAAAAAGTGCCAGACGATCTTTAAATATCATGTTTCAGGAGTGGGCTAACCGTGGTTTACACTACTGGGAAGTTGCAAATAATTCAATTACATTAGTTGCTAATCAAGCTGTTTACACAATGTTTAGATCTACAGGTGATGGCACCTCTGATGCCACTGCTGTCTATGGTGTAGATGATGTTTTAGAAGCTTCTTTTAGAAATTCATCAAATGTGGATACACCACTTACAAAAATAAATAGATCAGCTTATCAAGCTTTATCAAATAAAACTGATACTGGCCAACCGACTCAATATTTTGTTCAAAGGTTCATTGATAAAGTTACTATAACTCTATATTTAACTCCTGGAACCAGTGAAGCAGGAAAATTTATAAATTATTATTATGTTAAAAGAATACAAGATGTGGGTGATTATACTAACGCTACTGATGTGCCTTACCGATTTGTTCCTTGCATGTCTTCTGGTCTGGCTTATTATTTGTCTATTAAGTACGCTCCACAAAGAACTCAAGAATTAAAATTATTATATGAAGATGAATTGCAAAGAGCATTATCTGAAGATGGTTCTTCTTCAAGTTCATTTATAACCCCTAAAACTTATTATCCAAATGTCTAATACTGCTTCAGGAAAATACGCAAAATTTATATCGGATAGATCCGGTCAAGAATTTCCATATAAGGAAATGGTTAGAGAATGGAATGGATCTTTTGTGCATATATCGGAGTTTGAGGCTAAACATCCACAATTAGAACCAAAACCTCATACTGCTGATCCACAAGGTTTAAGAACTGTGAGACCTGCACGAACAGAACCTGCTACAGAAAATTTATTACCAGGTAATCCTTTTAACATTACATCAGGATCAACGACAATTACTGTTACAGAGCCCTCTCATGGCAGATCAACATCTGATACTGTAGTGTTTAGGAACGTAGATGGAAGCCCAGGAGGAGTAGCTTTTACAGCATTTGAAAGTTCTTCTGGATTTAGTATAACAGTGACAGGAACAGATAATTATACATTTACGTTAGGATCAACCCCTACCGTAACTGAACAAGGAGGCGGAATGACGGTGACAGCAGGACCCGTTACGTTAACACCATAATGGCAGGATTAACCGTATCAGCATTAAGAAGTCAAATTAGAAACTACACCGAAGTAGATTCTAATGTTTTATCAGACTCACAATTAGAAAATATTATACTTAATTCACAGTATCGAATTATGCGCGATGTTCCAGTCGATTCAGATCGAAAACAGCAAACAGGTAATTTAGTTGTAGGACAAGAAAGTATTAACGCTCCTGCAGGAGCCTTGTTTATCAGAGCTATTCAAGTTTATGATTCTACTAGTGCTACAACAGGTGCAAATACTTATTTAGAGAAAAGAGATATTACATTTTTACAAGAATATATTCCCTCTACTGAGTCCGCTAAAAGAGGTAAACCTAAATATTATGCAATGTTTGGGGGCGCTACAGGAGATACGGATACGACTTCAGGAAGAATGATGGTAGCTCCAGTTCCAGATCAAACTTATTCATTTAGAGTGCATTTTAATAAGATGCCTGATACATTAAGTGATAGTAATACATCTAATTATATTAGTTTAAATTTTCCAAATGGTTTATTATACTGTTGTTTAGCGGAAACTTATGGTTTTTTAAAAGGTCCACAAGATATGTTGCAATTGTATGAAAATAAGTATAAACAAGAGGTAGAAAAGTTTGCTGTAGAGCAAATTGGAAGACGTAGAAGAGACGATTACACAGACGGCACTATGCGAATTCCTTTACAATCAAAACAGCCAAACAGTTAGGAGTTTTATGGCAATTACATCGGCAATTTGTAACAGCTTTAAGCAAGAAATTTTAGTGGGGACACATAACCTTACTGCATCAACTGGTGATACTTTTAAATTAGCTTTATTTACAAGTTCAGCTAGTTTAGGTGCATCAACAACTGCTTATTCAACTTCAAACGAAGTGTCTGGAACAGGATATTCAGCTGGAGGTGCAACACTTACTTCAGTAACTCCAGTGTTAGATTCATCTACAGCTGTTTGTGATTTTTCTGATGTAAGTTTTACTTCTGCATCTTTTACAGCAAATGGTTGTTTAATTTATAACTCTTCACAATCTGATAAAGCTGTTGCTGTTATCGCATTTGGTGGTGACAAAACAGTATCAAGCGGAACTTTTACAATTCAATTTCCAACCGCAGACGCATCTAACGCGATCATCAGAATCGCATAGAGGATAACCCATGTCGGGATGGGGACGATTTACCTGGGGCCAAGCTTACTGGGACGAGAGTGATTTACTTACTACTGGTTGGGGAGCAAAATCTTGGAATGATGGTGAATGGGGAAACCTTGCAGATGAAACAGTAACCTTAACTGGTTTACAAGCTGACACAAATCTTGGAAGTATTACATTCGATTTAACTTCTGTTATTTCTTTAACAGGTGAAGAAGCAACCACTGCACTTGGAACTTCTGTTCTAGATCTAACTTCAATCGCTGCATTAACTGGAGAAAGTTCAACAGCTTCTTTAGGTAGTCCTACTTTAGAGTTTTCATATTCTTTATCAGGTCAGTCCGCAACTACTGCCGTAGGTTCTGTAAGCCATGAAATGACTTACACCTTGATCATGAATGGTCCTGGTGACTTTATGGTAGGTGAAGTTGATGATCTTAATATTGCTCTTACAGAAATTGTTGTTCCAACCGGACAACAAGCTGACTTCGCTACACCCGTTTTAGATTATGCAGGAACTCTAGTCGGTTGGGGACGTGAAGGTTGGGGTGAACTTGCATGGGGTGATTCAACAAATAAAGTTGTTAACCTAGTTGGTTTACAAGCAGAGGTTAGTTTAGGAACTGTTACAGAAGTAGTGTCTACAGTCATAGATGGTCAAGAGGCTACAACAAATGTTGGTTCGGTAAGTTTTGTAATTAGTCCAACTCAAACTTTAGATGGACAAGCATCAAACGCAAATTTAGGAACTTTAGGATTAGAGTTTGGTCCAGCTTCAATATCAGGAGTTTCTTCAACAACGAGTGTTGGAACTTTAGGACTAGAATTTGGACCTGCTGATATTACAGGTGTTTCTGCAACAGCTTCAACAGGAGACGTTGTTATTGATGATACTCAGATTATTAATATTACAGGAGTTGCAGCAACGTCTGCGACAGGGTCTTTAACTCCAGATGACCTAAGTATAGGTATTAGCGGATTCCAAGCTAATATCAGTGTAGGAAGTGTTGTTCAAATTGATGATATTATACAAGGATTAGTTACTTCTCAGATCACATCGACTCCAGGAATTCTTGGCATTGAAGCGTATGGTAATATTGACACTGGTTCAAATACATCGTATTCTAATATTTCAACGGGTTCGAATGATACTTATTCGAATGTTGCAGCTGGATCAAACTCTAGCTACTCTAATGTTTCAACAGGGTCGAATGATACGTATTCGAATGTTGCAACAGGATCAAATACAAGTTATAGTGACGTGGCATAAGGAGAAAAAATGGCTTCAACATATACACCATTAGGTGTTGAATTACAGGCAACCGGTGAGAATGCCGGAACTTGGGGTACAAAGACCAATACGAATTTACAACTTATTGAACAAATTCTTGGAGGATTTACTCAACAGTCAATAGCAGGTGGTGCTCAAACTACAGCACTAAGTGTTTCTGATGGGTCAACTGGAGCAACGCTTGCTCACAGAATGATTGAGTTCACGGGTACAATTACTGGAAATCAAATTGTAACTATTCCATTAGATGTTCAAACTTTTTATATTATAAAAAATTCTACTTCTGGCGCTTATACAGTTCAGTTTAAATATGCAACAGGTAGTGGTTCTTCAGTTACATTTTCAACAACAGACAAAGGAACTAAAATTCTTTTTGCAAAAGCAGATGATGGAACGAATCCAAACATTGAAGACATTTTAACAAATTCATCAACAATTAATTTGGTCAATCAAAATGAGGTTAGATTCGAAGATGCTACTGGTGGTCAGTATGTGGCAGTAAAAGCCCCTACAACAGTAAGTTCTAACTTAACTTTAACATTACCTTCCGCAGATGGAACTAGCGGACAGGCACTAACTACTAACGGATCTGGAGCTTTAAGTTTCTCTAGTGCTGGAATCGGTATTGGAAAAGCTATTGCAATGGCAATCGTTTTCGGATAAAAGGAGACAATTATGGCAAATCCAAATATAGTAAATGTATCAGACATTAAAGGTGAGTCGGTTGGTTTTAATTTAACAGCAACTACGACTACAACTTTAATGACGGTATCTGCAGACAAATTAATTAAAATTAACAGAATGACAGTTGCAAACGTTGATGGAACAAATGCAGCAGACGTGACTGTTTTTATTGATACAAGCGTTCAAACATCTTCAGGTGCAACCGTTGCAAGTGGTGCTGCCGATGTTTTTTTAGCAAAAACAATTTCTGTGCCAGCTGATTCAACATTAGTATTAGTGGACACACCAATCTATTTAAGAGAAGGTGACATACTAAAAGGCGGAGCAAGTGCTGCTTCGGATTTAGATCTATATCTTTCGTTTGAAGTATTAGACGACGCGTAGGAGGTTTGCCTTGATGCTAAACCAAAAAGGAGAATCTCATGACTAGAGGCAACGGTGGTATTATTGGACCAATTAATGATCCCACAGAAGATGTTGCTTCAGGCGTCTGGCCTCTTGAAGAACAGTATCAAGCAAGACTAGCAGGCAACTGGCCTAACAATGCATTCATCGGACAAAATAGTTTAAGATTTGATGATGGGAGTAGTGATAATTTAACAAGAACACCAAGTAGTGCAGGAAATAGAACAACTTGGACTTGGAGTGCTTGGATTAAAAGAAGTAATTTAAGTAGCGTAAATATATTATTTAGTGCTGGAACAAGTGGCACGAATGATACTACTATTTATTTTAATACAAGTAATCAATTAGAATTTTTTAATAGAACGTCATCAAGTATAGATGGTTATTTAATAACTAATAGATTATTTAGAGACACTTCTGCTTGGTATCATATTCTTGCTGTTTGGGATACTTCAAACGCAACTGCTGGGGATAGGATGAAACTTTATGTTAATGGTGTTGAAGAAACATCTTTTTTAACTGATACAAATCCTGCTTTAAATTTAAGTAGTCACATTAACAATAATGTTGCTCATTATTTAGGTACAGATTCTGGTTCAGGAAATTATTTTGACGGTTATATGTCAGATGTTTATTTTATTGATGGAAAACAATTAGCACCAACTAACTTTGGTGTAACAGATTCAAACGGAGTCTGGACGCCCGCTGCAGTTTATACAGGTGATTATGGAACTAACGGGTTTCATTTAGTCTTTGAAGATTCATCAAGCTTAGGAAAAGACTCAGGCCCTGGTGGAAATAACTTTACTGTAAACAATCTAACTAGCATAGATCAAACTACAGATACCCCGCTTAATAATTATTGCACCTTAAATCCTTTAATACCAGATGGTTCAGTAACTTTAGTAGAAGGTAATTTGAAAGTTTCTGCTATTGGAGATAATGACTGGAGATCAGGCACCTTTGGTGGTTCTTTTAAATGGTACGCAGAATGTAAAATCAATGTAGCTTATGACGGTTCAGGCGGTGGAATTTGTATAGGTGCTATTTCTGAAGATGGTTTAACAGAAAATAATGGTGGAAGTTTTTCAGGTTTATCTAATGCTAATGTTAAATTTTACACAAATTCTAATGATGGAAAATTTCAAGAAGGCGGTGGAAACAATATTTCAGGAGAAGATGGTTTCACTAGAGCATCAACCAATGATATTGTTGGGGTAGCTTGCGATGGTGCGAATGGAAGAATTTATATTCATGTAAATGGAACTTATCTAAATAGTGGCGATCCTGTAGGTGGCACAGGATTTATTGGTGGAACAGCAGGTTATCAAGGTATTTGGTTTCCTTGGAATGGTTCTCATTTAACAAAAGGACAAGGAAGTTGGAATTTCGGCAACCCACCATTCACCATCTCATCAGGAAATAGTGATGCTAATGGTTACGGAAACTTTGAATATGCTGTACCTTCAGGGTATTATGCGTTAAACACTAAAAACTTAGCGGAGT